CGTTTGTGAGGAATGTGTGTTGTCTTCTTTTTCATAACTTTTAAATTTATCCCAATCAATATGAGTGAACTTACTGCTAAAATCATTGTATACAGCTTCTGTACAGTCTTGATATGGTGCTTGTTGATAAGTATGATCGGAGTGTGGTAGGAAAGAAACACCTGACATCTCGTCAAAGTGTTTGAATACAAATGCTCCTACTTCCATCCATTCATCATCACGCACTGATATAGTAACAGAAGGTTTATGCTCACACCAATGTCTCTGGTAGAGAAGCCACATCTCTAGCTGTTGAATAGCTGTCATGTCATTTCTAACTACAGACTTCTTTGGTGACTTCATAGGAAAACTAAACACAGTTTGTGTATCTGGCTTCATAAAGTCTGGTTCGTTAGGTATGTTACTATCTATCATGAACTGTGTGAGAGGATCTTTATTATCACCACGCACAGTCCTAACGTAAAAAGGGCTATGACGAGGGTGTATACCACTGCTTGAGTCAACAAGTTGCGATACTGTTCCACTTGGTTTGACACACGTAATTGCTGTGCTTTGTGGAATACTGAAGATAGCTGACCATTCTTTGTTTGTTTCAACTGCGATTTCTCTGAGTGCTTCAAGGGTTTTGCTGAGTCCATGTTTTCTCCCATTAGTTAATTCATTATCCATAATACCTGTAAGGCTAACACCAAGAAGTCTTTCTTCTTCCGTATTGTTTTGCCATATCTTTCTCAAGTATGGGAACTTAGTGAGTGTAGCCTGTGCTGTGCCAAGTATAGTGGCAAGCATAACCTTTCTCTTTAGATCTTCGAACTTATCCTTCTCTCGTATCACAACCTCTGTAAGATTACAGAACTGATAAGGTCTGAGAATAATCTCACTGCAAGGGTTACAGCCAAACTCATGATTGGCATCTCTTCTGCCAAACTTCTTTGCTTGTTCCTTCGCAGATATTCTATTAAATATACCACGCTCACCTGACTTAGATTCTACAAGAGATGTCCACTCACGTAAGAATGTTTCTCCGTCTGGCTTGTCAGTATATACAACAGAGTTATTTGACAGTGCCATCTGTGGTGTTGTCTCCCACCACTTGCCTGACTTGGCATGTCTCATGCGTTGGTCAGAGAGATTAGACAAACTGATCATGGCTGAACGTCTAACACCACCAGACACAACAACTTCCCCAACCTTACACATAAGATTATGACAATCATAACTAGACAGCTTCTTGCCTTCATTCTGTCGGAACAGGGCAACAGTAAAGTTAAATAAATCTATAAGAGGTGCAGGTCCACTAGCTCTACCACCAAACACTTTGAGCCTAGCACCTGCAGGTCTTACCTTCGACATATCCCACATGGGAACTTCACCCATATACAGGTGTCCTATCAGCTTACGTAATGCTCTTGCCCATCCTTCTTTGCTATCTTGTACCTGTATGCATGTGTCCACATGATCTAGGCTTTGTGGTATCTCTGGTAGCTGTAGTACATACTGTCTTTCTACAGAGAACCCAACACCTGTGCCACATAATAGTATATACATAGCTTCATCAAAAGCTTTTGGATCGTCAACAGGAAGATAGCTACAGTTGTACCCTGCTGTGTTGTCTCTCTCAAGGGCAGGTCCTGCTGTCATCAAAGCTCTCATAGAGGGCATAACCTCTAGATTCTTTATAGCTTCAAAGATCTGTTGCTTCGGCAAGTGTCCTTTAACTTTCTCAGTAATGTAGTCTACGTACCTCTGTACAGTCTCGTCCCATGTCTCTCTTCTGTTCTCTTCATCCATCCACCTAGCATACCTAGATATTGCAATAAATTTTTGATAATCATTCATATTAATCCTCCAATGTTACTCGTATGTTTTTAACTTTTAGTCCATCAATATCATAGATAAACTCTTCTAATGCTTGTTGTATCTCTTGACTAGGATCACCGTCTGCAGGGACAGGGTAATCATCCTTGTCTAGTTTAAGAGTAAGATATACTTTAACAACCATCACTAAGATCACTCAGTCCTTCTAGCAGATCAAGTTGCCCTTCGTCTTTCTCTTCCTGATTCTTTATCTCAATAAGCTTGCTAAGATACCATTGTGCTTTCTCAAGATCTTGTACACCGTTCTTGTATCGGTATCTCCAAAGATACTTGATAATATTACCCTGCAAATAATATTCATATCCTTCACCTGTAGCTGACTGGATAGCTTCAATACACTCAACACCATACTTGTTGTAGTGTGGTGGACTGTTGACCATATCCTTATCCTTACAATTATTCATTTCCCATTTTGCCATATCATGCACTCCCATTTAGTTTCTCTTTCATTGCTTTGAAGTCTACCGTAATTACATTACCCTGTCTACCAGTAATTGTAACTTTTGGTTTTTCTTTTTGTCCTTCTGTCTCAGACCTGACAATCTCATACACCTTCTTAGTATGCTCCTCATCTGATCTAAGCAAATCAATACTTACAAGAGCCATATGAGCAAAGAGCATTACCTCACTGAAGTCTCTATCAGATAGAGGATTTGCTACTGAGTCTATAACTTGTAAGTTTACATCTCCTGTCCAGTTGTTCTGGTGATCTAGCATAGGTTGCATTCTTATTAGAATATCTTGATCATCTAATTTAAAATGTAAATCTTTGAATCCGTCTTGTGTCATTAAAAACTCCTTATAATTCTTTTCCTTGGAAACTCTATGAGTTTAGGAAGTGGTTTCTTTTTACGTTCTTTAAGCCAAGGCTCTGGTATTACTCTGTCATGGTATAGAAACTTGTTCTTCTCACACCAATCACCATAGCTAGTCTTAGAACCTTTCTTAATCTTTCTTTTGCTACTTGTAAACACAAAACGTATGTCTAGTTTAGGGTGTTGTTTTTTAATACAGATGTGTTTTCTTCGGTCTTCTACTGTAAACAGTCCTTTGGTTTCTATTATGATACCATTAGGTAGCACAAAGTCAGGTGTGTAATGTCTGTAAGCTAAGTCTTCCCACTCTATCTTGATGCCCTCGTAAATATATTTAATATTTAGTTCGTCAAGAAACTCTGAGAGCTTAACCTCTAGCCCACTACGATAGCCTAGCTTACGTGCTACCTGATATCTTTTAGAAGAGTATAGCACCTACCATCGCCAAACAGAGTTCATCTGTTCTACGTAAGATGAAAGATTCTTATGAGGTACACGCTTGTATCCCAAGGCTTTTAGTTCATCCATGACTGCATCTTCAGCAGTCTTTCGTGCTTCCATTGCAATACGTAGTCCCTCTAGCTTTCTGTTTTTGTAGGCTTTCTTCATGTCGGCTAGTTTAGTTTCCATAGTCTTAATCTTCTTTTCCATTTCTTCTAATGTGGCTGTTGTCTCTGTCATATTGTAGTCTCCTTTCCTATTTCTACATAAGAAACAATCTTTGGTTCTTTTGCCTGAGACATGATGGACGGTAGCTCCTGCAAGTCAGTCCAACAGGAATGTTTAAATCTACAGAATGAACATGTTGTTCCTAAGATTTTATTTCCTGTGGGCTTACCTCTGAATGTTTCCTCTATGGGTTCAAAGCACCTTTCAAACTCGTTGTTCTGAACGATGCCTATATTATTAGATAGTTTATCTATCTCCTTCGTCAAGTCTAAACCATCGGCAGGTACATATTTAAAGCTACCATTTGCTTTATTTATTACCCACCATCCACCTGCTCTTTTGTTAAGAGCTTGTGCATACCCTGCCAATTGTCCCACATAACCAAATGGGTCTTCCTTGGCAAGAGTATCAAATGATTCAAACTTATTTCTATATGACCAATCAGATGCAGATTTAATATCGTCAACAGCATCGTCTATAACTATGTCATATGTGCCTTCTATCTTAGAATCAATAGTTAATTCCATAGATACTTTCTTAGAGTCCTCATAGGCAACACCTGCCTGTCTGAGCAAACCCTTAAACACAGACTCAACTATGTCCCCCAACATCATGTTCATAACAAATGTTGAGGGGAAGGGCATACCTTCATCTGGTTTGTTCTTCTCAAACCAAAGCTGACAGGTAGGTCTACCTATATTGGACATACGTAGTCTGAACTCCTTTCTAGAATTTTGCGAACCAAACTGACGGTGCAAGGCTTCTTTGATATCTTCACAAATCTTATCAATGTTTGTGTCAGATAGCACCTGCTTACCGTCAGTGGCTTGCTCTAGAAATCGGTGCAGTTGTAGTTCTGCCCTATGGTTCATGGCTTACTGAACTTTCTCATCACTGGTGATGTCGATGAAAGTTTCTACAACAGCAGGATCTATGTCCTCTTTGCTGTGAACGTTCTCATCAAACTGCCCCATGATGTACTGATTATAGTTAGTAACCCATGATAGTAAGTCACCAAATAGTTCCTGATCCTTATCAGATGTCTCCACCTTTTTGGTCAGGTCTAGTCGTGTGCTAGGCACATAGTAACTATTACCATTTGGTAGCTTTCTCTCCTCAGAAGAAGCATACACAGTATGATTAACTGGCAGTCTCTTCATCTTAGATAGCTTTACAAAGACATCACCAACAGTCTTGAATGCTTCACGATTGTCTACTTCCCATATGAATGGGACATAGCCTAAGTCAGCATCGTTGGTGTACTCACCTTCGACCTTGGTTGCTTTATCAAACTTAGCAAGACCTAATATAACTCTTACTCGTTTGATCTGCCTGATCAGTTCCTTCTGCTTGTCAGGTAGAGAAGCAAAGTCCTGTATATATCCTGCAGGTTTACCACAGTTGAAGCCCCCATCGTTATCCTTTAGATCAACGTTAAGATTATCAGACATGACTGTCTTGACATAACGATTGGGTGTGTCATCACTGCCCTTGATGAACCTCTTATACATATACCTCTGCATAAAAGGTCTGATTTCAATATCAGACTGAAAGTATTGTCCGTCATCAGGAACGTCAAGCTTGTAAGCACCAGAAGGTATCTTCTCAATGTTTACCATTTTGCCTTTGATTTCCTCAGTACCCATGATAGGTGTGTGACTAAGCTTTAGTCTAGCCAGTGAACTAGCAGACTTCTTTCCTACCTCAGTACCTACTGGCTCTGCAATACCCATTGCCTTTGCCATATCGTCATAGTTTCCGTTTATTGTTATTACTTCATTCATATATTATCTCCTTATAATTTCTAAAAGTGTTATAGTTATATCATCATACATCTTTGGTGTCAAGCCAGTTATCTCCTATTTTTGCATCTAATTTTAATGGAACATTAAAGTCTATATTCCAACGTGTATCAATGATCTTCTTCATGTTACTATTTATACTCGTAACTATTTCTAAAACCTGATCAATCTCATCAGGGTGAACATCAATGACTATTGAATCATGTACCGTGTTTACAATACAACTCTGTAGTGTAAGCAACATGTTGTCAAAAGTCATAAGAATTAATGGTACTATATCTGCAGTAGCAAATGCTTGCACAGGATAGTTCTTTATCTGTGTAAAGTATGTGACCGTACCATTACCTTTACGTACTACATCTGGAAAAGAAAAGGAACGTCCTGATGGAATACCAACACGTCCTGTGTTGATAGCTTCCTTACCCAGTTCTTTGTGCCAAGCTGACACACCTTCATACTTATCTCCAAACTGCTCGTAGTACATAGCTTCTGCTTCAGATCTGCCAAAGCCTGTAGCTCCGTACAGGGGAGCAAAGGTATGTGCTTTAGCTTCTTGCCTAGATATAGGCTGTCCTGCATCGGTGATAACCTTTGCAGTATAACTATGCACATCAAAGCCTTCACTTATTTCTTGCATAGCAACTTTGTCCTGTGACAAATAAGCAGCAGTCCTAAACTCTAGCTGTGCAAAGTCAGCTTCAAGTATCTTGCCACCTTCCCAACGAGACACAAAGATCTTCTTCACAGGGAACGTACCACCTCTAGGCATGTTCTGCATATTAGGGTCAGCACCACTGAATCGTCCTGTAGATGTTCGATGCTGTAGCAACCTAGCGTGTAGCTTACCATCAGGCTTAGTGTAGGTAGATATGCCCTCTACAAAACTAGATAGGTATGTGTCTAGAGCAGACAGTCTACGAACATTCTTTAGAAATACCTCTGCCTTCGTATTACCTGTACGCTTGGCATACTGTTCTAGTATCTCTAGGTTGAGTTTGTTTGTGCTAAAGCCGTTGGCACTCACCCACTTGGCAGATGGTGCAGTAAATCTAAGACCTGATATCTGTTCTCGTGGTGTGTACACCCAACCAGATTCTTCACACCGAACACACTTGTTTGGTTTCTTAAATGGTGAACCGTCCTTCTTAACCTTTGTGATCTTGCCACTTCCTCTACATACAGGACAGGTACTAGCTGTAACCTTATACACAATATCTGTATGATCATTGACAGCATCTGTAAATGCATCCTTTCTCATGTAAGGCTCAAAGTAGTTAGCCCACATAGACTTATCCTTTGGCTTACGGCTGTAGATTACCCATGACAACTGCTCTGGGCTATTAAGATTGATAGGTCTGTCTCCCATAAGATCACGAACCTGTAGGCTGAGATCATTCCAGATACTAACCTTCTCCTTCTCAAACTCCTTACGCACTTCATCAAGCTTCTTTAGATCTACACTAAACCCACGCTGATATATCTTACACAAGCATACAGCAACCATGTTGGTATGTGTAACTGTATCCATAAGATCAGCGTCACCATTACTCAGCCTGTGATGTATCCTGTCAGCAAGATCGTATGTAGCACGTAAGTCATGCACTAAATACTCTGACAACTCAGAGTGTGGTATCTCAGATACAGACACACCTCTTTTAAAATAATCTTTCATCGTGTCCTGTTTCTTGTTAGGCAACATGTAGCGTTCAGCACACTGCTCTAGTGATAGAGGTTGCTTCTGTCCACGCTGTAACACATACTCACCTAACATTGTGTCAAACACAATGCCCTCATACTTGAATCCAGATTCCCACAACCATATAAGATCGTGTGCTACATTGTGACACACAAGCACAGTAGTATTGTTTAGTGCCTGTTGTACCATAGCATGTCCATTTTCTGTGGGTATTTCGTGAGCATGGTCAAATGTGACCACCCTCTCCCAATTATCTGTCTTCATACCAACCATAACAAGACTGTTACTATCCTCAAAAGGATCTAAGTGCAACTTGTCATTACGTTTTGTTACAGTATTCTCTACGTCTAATATTAATCTCATTTGTCTTCCTTTAGTTGTACCAGTTCTGCTTCTACATATGGTATGTGAAAGAAGTGTTCGTACCTTCTAGCATTAGATAGGTAGACTTCTTGCACAGTTTCAGGTGTAAACTGATAGTCTTTTATTCTCCATGCACATTCCATGTCACCTCTTATAACATAGAAATTAAAATATGCATCTACTTTTTTCATCTCCTTAAACTTATTTAACAATTTAAATTTACGATAGGGAATCCGAATCTCAGTCCAAGATGGTAGCCAATCTCCAAACCACTGTCTCTTCATCTCTACTTCTGAGAAGTATAAGTGTCCGTCCTTCTCACTCTTTACATCAAAGGAGAAGTCTTCCTCTGTGGATAGTATCTTATGCCCATTATTAATTAAATAATTAGACACTGCTTCTTTTGCTACACCATCATTCTTTGCATAGGAATGAGGTCTAAACTTTCTGGTGTATGCACCACTGATAGGTTTAAATGTATTCATGCTGTGTACCTCGCTGTTTTGTAGTCTAGTTCGCAGACAATCTTGCCGTGCCAACCAGACAGTTTGTTCTTTACAACGTTGATATGTCTCTGAGGAGATTGCTCTTCCTCACCTTCAACGTCAGGGTTCTTGGCAAGTAATAGCATAAGGTCTGCTTCGGCAGCCTTACCTGTTCTACTACCTTCCATCATGGCTTGGTTAAGTATAACCTTACCTTCTGCTTCAGCAGATAGCTGTGACATATAGAATATAGCACAACCATATTGCTTGGCAATCATTCTTGCATGGACTGCATTTGCTTTGAGTGCTTCATCTTGCCTAGCAAACCCTGCTGTCTTAGCAAACTTGTCACCCATATCTAACACAACGACATCAGGTTTAAAAGATTTAGCAATGCTCTCAACCCAAGACATATCACGTCCTGTAGAATCATACAGTTTTATATTCTCCTTGACTGCACCATATTTCTCATGGGCGATCTTGGGATTATCTTTGATCTCGTATTGATTCATATTAGAACTGGCAGTCAGGTATCGCATACCCACTCTATGCACTGACTCTTCGTTACATAGAACAACACACTTAGCACCCTGCCTAGCAAAGCCCTGCTCTCCTGCAATCATAGATGCATGGAAAGAAGTCTTACCTGTATTAGGTCTAGCTCCTACCTCTATCAGATGCCCTTCATTTACACCCTCTATCTTACGAGTCAGGCTAGGTATATTAAATGCCCAACGTGCTTCCATATCATTCCTTGCAAGAAGATTCTCAATAGATATGTCAGCCCATTCTATATTCATAGAGGGTATGAAGTCATCTCCATACTGCTCTAACAGATTACGTAGTGGTTCAAGGCTAGTCTGTGAACCATTCACATAATCAAACCCAAGGTTTGCTACCTCTTCACCTACCACTTGCTGAAATAATTTAGACAGAACTTCCTGTGCTATGTCACTACCAAGAGGAGACTCCTTCTTGATACGTGAGAACAGATCCCCATATGCACCCTTCTGTGCTGTGGTAAGGGTAGGATTGTTTGACATAAACAATACCTCTACCTCGTCTGGTGTTACTGTCCTGTTGTATGTCTTCATGGCATAATCAACAGAGTTTTTTATCTTTCGCATGTCCTTGCTAAATAATTTATCAGGGCAACGAATACCTCTATGATCATCGTAGAAGTCTTTAGTCATTAGACTACGTATTAGTGCTTGTTCCATTTAATTCATCTCCTATTGCTGTTAGTTTTTCAATGTCGTTAGGGTGTTGATATTTAAGATCGTCTTTTAATCTGATCACTCGTACTGTATCCACTACACTTGATAAGTCTTTACACATCTGCAATCCTTTTGGTAGGGCATCAGGATCTAGGGCAACTACTATTGCAGAGAACTGTGACAAGTACCTCTTGTGTATGTCTGATAGTGACGTGCCTAACACAGCAACCCCAACATACACACCACTACCTACAACTACGGCACTGACACAATCCTCTACAACTACAGCGATCTTACCATGTCCACGAACATAAGGCAAGCCACTATTCCCATATCTTTTCCACTTAGGTAATTTATTTTTTAAACTCCTACCTATTGCATCTACTATAATACCATCATGCTGTATGGGAAACACAGCACGATTATCCTTTACGTCATGCCACATCTCAAATGTATCTGCATTTAAGTTGTACCTACTGGCAAACCTAGCAAGCTCACTGTTGTTTCTGTTTGGTACAATAAACTCTGGCATAACAAACTGCTCTGCTTTCTTTTCCTCTTTGTGTATTGTTCTCTTGATATCGTCAATGGAAAGATGCACAGGCTTCGACCCACTGATACTGCACGATACCTTATAACAATTCCACAACAGTCTGCCCATGTTGTTTGATATAGTAAAGGTCTTATACCCACCACACTCAGGACAATTCATTCTCTTTGTTTCATTATTTAATATATCTATATCACTTATAATGTTATATATATTATGCATTGTATTTACTCCTTGTGTTGAGAGCATTCTTAGCACTCTCGTAAGTATGTTTCATGTACGGCTTGACAGATTGTACATTTGTGTGACCTGTCACTGACATAAGTTGCCCCATTGGGACACCACTGTCAATCATTTCTGTAACTCCAGTCCGTCTGAGATCCATAAGTCGGAGTTCATTAGGCAGGTTTAAATGCTTCATGACACGCTTTGCAATCTTTGATACACTCTCCAACCCATAGGGCTTGTACTCGCCCTGTATGGGGCTTACATTGGGAGCTACGTACTGTTGAAAGCCAAAGTCACCCTGTTGTTCGTACAACATATCATACAGGCTGTCACTGATAGGCAGAAACACCTTTGATCTACGCTTGGACTGCTCTAATGTGAGCATACCTTTGTCCATGTCAAGGTCATTCCAAGTGAGCAGTCTCATGTCACCCACTCTCTGACACCATTCGTATGCCATCTGCACTATCAAGCCAATGCTTCTGTACTCATAGTTTGCATAGGCATAGTCAAGAAATTGACGGACATGTTCCTTTGCCCACACTACACGTCTAGGTTTGGTAGACTTACGTCTTATGTTAGAGAATGGATTGTGATTTCCATACTCCATCTCAGTCGCATAGTTGTAAATCCGTGATGCAATACTACACACATGGTTTGCAAGTGACACACCACGTCTGACCCAGAGTTCATAAGTCCTCTTAGCCAACCTACTAGATATAGTATGCCACTTTTTATCACCTAAATCTAGGCAAAGTATTCTAATAAAGTAGATGTAGTCAGCTTTAGTTGAGTCACGTAAAGCATTGAAATCATTAGACAAAAGATATATGTCACATAATTCTGACAGGCTAGTAGATCGTGTGACCACAGACTCTGTCAACATTTCTAGACGATAGTCATCTATCAATTTGTTTAATTCATCTGCAATCTTTTTTGCTTCATTAAAATTTTTACCAAGTTCTCTGCGAGATACAATGCCACTGTCAATTAGTTGACGAGGGGGACTGAACCTGAATGTCCGATCCCCCTTAGGTGTGTACCTCTTGTACATGTAGCGAGGTAGATTCATTAAGCAGCAACCAGTTCTTTGAACTGCTTTGATGATATCCACTTGGTGACTTCCTGCTCACGTCCCCACATGCTGATGGAGTTAGTGTCATTGCCTGTGTCACGTAGCTTGAAACCATTTCTCTCATCTGCATATGATGCATAGTTAGTGAACGCTGAGTACAAAGCAAAGGCATTGTGTCCTCGTGTTTGTATCTCTTGCCCATATAAACCAAGCATCTTGTCACCCTTCTTCTCAGATCCCATGAGAGAGTGAAGCATATCTCTCACTGAGTTGTACTCAAGAGGTGTTCTTGCCCACTCCTGTAGCTGTTCAGCCTGTGAATAGAAGTCACTGTTAGCATTCTCTAGCTCCCTTATGAAGGTATCCATGCTAAAGTTGGTAGTGTTCTTTCTTCGCACCTTGTCATGCTCACCTCTGATCATGCCGTTTGTGCAGAAGAAATCTATAGCACCAAAGAATACTTGGTTAGAACACAGACCGTCCACACCATGCAGGGCTATCACTCGTTGTGATATCTCTGTCTGTTGCTTGTCAGTTGTGATCACTGCCTTAGTGCTAGGCATAGATGCATCAAGCATAGCAAATGCACCATTACGTGCAGTGTTCCATCTAGCTTGAACACCTTCCATTGCTTCTTCGCCTAGTTGTTCAGACATAGTCTTACACACCTTGTCATAGAACTCTCTATGTGTAACAGAGTTGAACTTACTACCAACAATACCTAACACTTCATCAGTGTTATTGTTGATAACATATTTCTTACCTTGCATACGAGTCTTCTCAGTACGTGTGGTAAAGTCCAAGTCAATTGGTAGTTCCATTGTGTTGTTTGTAAAATCTAAAGCCATGTTAGTTCTCCTTATGTTGTTGTGTTATGTATTAAAGATATACTATATAAATAATTAATCAAGTACTATTTTTCCCAACGATAAAATATATGTCGGTCAATTCTGGTTGTGCGTGTCTTGGTCTTTGCCCATGCAGGACGCACATAGGTTGCATGGTAGTGTGTAGCACCTTCGGTAACATCAAGCATGATTGTACCTGACAGAAC